GGAACAAGAATTGGACCTTTTGTAGCATCAGTCGAGAATGGCTATGTTCGAGGAGCAGATGCTCTGTTCCGAGCAGGAGTAGAACTGGTAGTATCTCCTATTAAGGGCAGCTTCTGGCTTGCGGGTGCAGGCTACCAGATACCTAAGACTATCACTCAAATGAGCAGAAACTTTGCTCGTCAGGCAAGTATGAACTTTAAGTCTGTGCTGGATAGAGCGTTTCCACAGGTGAAGAATTTGGTGGGCTTAACTGCTAAGGATATTAGAGACACCGCCTCCGCCTGCATAGACGCTGCTATTGCTAGACCAACTGAAGGTGGAGACTTAATGGTTCGGGCAGGTAGCAATATGCTAGAGTTCGATGCTCTGGATACATTAGCTGCAAAGAAGCTACTTAAGGGCATAGCAGATGACTTTGAGTTTGATGTTCCTTCCTTAGCAAGGTTGAATGATGAAGTGCTGAATATGTTCTCGGGGCAGCCTGCTAAGATGACTGCTGGAAAGATTCTTGGCAACCTAGCTATTAACCAGACTGATGAAGTGGTAGAAAAGGTTGTGAAGCAACTTGCTACTTTTAAGGACGATGTTGTAGCTAAGGCGAAGGCTATGTTCAGTTCTGATAAATCTGCTGACCAACTTATCGGCATGTTTGAGAAACTGTCTGAAACTAGATATGCTAACCTTGCCTCTCCGATAGCCACTCATCTGAACCAAGCAGGAATGTCAGTATCGTGGGTCAGCCGAGTGGCAGATAAGGTATTGCAGTCAACTGGGTTGGTGACTCTGGAGAGAAAAGCCATTATGCCATTTGCTCGCTGGAACTTACTGTTTATGAACTTTGGACCTATGAACTTCTTTGAGAATATGCAACGAAGTTTCCTTGGTGGTGGAGAGCTAATGTACCCTAAGGCTTATGGAGGATTAGCTGAAACCAACAGGCTATTCAGAGGTCTGACCAATGCTCCTTATGAGTTGCAGATGGCAGAACGTGGAGCGCAGAGGTTGGAGATGGCTCTGGTTGACCCTAAGACTGGGGTTACTAATGCCTTCCGAGGAGGCAAGATTCCCTTTGTAACTAAGGAAGTTAACATCAGAGGTCATGTCATTGGTAAGAAGATTAACATCCGAGGTAAGGACTTTAAGCTAACTGATTTCCAGTCCTACAACGATATGTGGGAGGAGATGACTACTCTACAAAGAGCCTATGACTACCAAGTACATTATATGAAGGCTCTGCCAGAGACTGCCTCAGAAGAGATGCGGATGATTGTAGAGGCAGTTGACAGCAGGATTAACTCCTTGAAGGGTATGAAGGGGTTAAGCAACTCCGATATTCAGGACATCCGCAGAACTGCAATATCTACATCTACTGTAGGACCTGATGAGTTTCGTCATATGGCTGACCTGGACGTACTGGAATTGCAGAAGCGTATGATTTCAAAGGAACTTGGCAAGACCTTTGACAAGTGTACCGAAGTAGCTAGCTTCTCCAAAAAGGGCATCAGGGACGATGTACTTGATGGTAGCATCTTTAAGGATATAAAAGTTAGGATTGATGCTAGAAAGCAGGAAGCTAGAGAGATGTCATTGGCCTCTCTAGCTAACCAGATTGATGCGCTGAAGTCCGAAGCCGACAACATGATTAAGGCTTACACGAATACTGGAACACTGCTGGATGAACTTAGTCAGGATATAGCTTTGGGGACTCCTACACGTAGAGGAGTACCTGCTATGAAGTATAACGAATATCCTATTACTCTAAGTGGTAATGATGTTGGCAGTATTATGATGTATGAATCTACAGTTAATCCTGGAGAGTTCATAGTGGATAAAATAAGTATAACTAAAGCTGGTACTCTTAACAGGCGAACATTGCAAGATATTGAACTCTTGATTCATAATACTGCTAGGAGTAAGGGTGCTACTACAGTCACTGTTATGCCTAAGCCTAACCATAAGGCTCTGTATGAACTAGGTGGATATAGCAAGACTGCTGTAGGCTACTCTAAAGCAACCAAGAGTCCTCTATCCAGAGCACCAAAAAGTATTGATGAACTCCTCACAGATATGGATAACATCTCTGCGATGCAGAATGCCATTGATGAGAGGATTCATGACTACCGCAGATTAGTAGAACTCCGCTCTGCCAAACTGACTCCTGGTAAGGAAGTGGACGACTTCCACGTAGGCTCTAACAAACTGATGTCCGAGTTTATGGACTCGGCTAGAGCAGATATGAACCGCATTATAGACCAGACGAATGACTTCCTATCTAGCAGACCTGTAATATATGGACCTAAGGGGGAGAAGCTACCTACTCTGCAAATTACTGATGCTCAGACTTCTGCTGCAAAGGCTATCAATGAAATCTACAGGCAGGAGACTGCCAATGTCCTGAATACAAGAAATAGACTGGCAGCAGTTGAGGCAAGAATTCCTAAGACTCCTCCAGCTAAAAGAAATGCCCGCTTCTGGCAGCAGCAACGGGCAGAGAAGGCTAGTATCTGGGATGAGCATGAACTTGCTGCAAGGAGACTGCATAATCTTCAGATGGACTCTAGCCGCCAGTTCCTTAGCTCTGTGGGCAAGACTCCGTTTGTCCCTGCTCAGATACCAGCAGTAACAGGCAAGCTGACTCCGAGCCATATTGCCCATCTATTTGGAGTAACAGGAGATGACACTTACAGAGGGCTAACAAGAATTCATACTCAAGTAACTGTCAGACCAAAGGAAGAGTGGGTTGACTACGTGAAGAATCAAGCTAATGCCTATGCGCAGAAGTTTCAGAAAACTGCCATAGATATAGGCTTTACTGACGAGGCAATAGGAGATGTCTATGACCAACTGTGGCGGAATCTTGGGATTGAGCCAAGTATATTAACTCCTGACTCTCCTACTATGCTCCAGTTTGATGAGATAGAGGCAGAGCTAACTCGTCTTCATGCAGCAGTTAAGATGGATGAGACTGACATAGCTAAGTGGAGGCAGTTTAATCAGGGTATGGCAGATGACTTAGAGAAGATGCCAATGTACCAGAAGGCTGCGCCTGCTATGGTAGCAGATACTCCAGAATCTATAGCAGAGCGTCTTGGCTCTAAGTACAACGGTATGCAAGAAATGCCTGCTCCTGAGGCTCCTATGATGATGTTCACTGATGATGTTACTGGCTCTACATATCTTGCCAGAAACTTTGATGAAGCCCTAGAAGCTCTTACTGATATGAGAAGGAACTTTGGGGCTGCTGCTCCAGAAGTTAAGCCTCTAGCTGTTCCTGCACGAGGAGGTTCTGATGATTGGTGGGCTAAGAAAGAACTCGCCATGACTGAAGCTCGCAAGCAGCATGAACTTGCCTACCCGACCTACGATGATGCTAATATAATAGATGAGTCCATGCGAGCTATCTTCCCGTTCTGGACATACGAGCAGTTCCGATGGAGATGGCTACCTCGAACATTCATGCGAACTCCAGGCACACTTACTAATCTTGGAAGATTTATGGACTACTGCGTTCCTATATCCTACAGAGCCTTAACTAGAAATGGATGGAAGTACTATGATGAGCTAACTGTAGGTGAGGATGTTATGGTAGTTAATCCTGTAACTTTAGAGTCTTACTGGAGTCCTCTAAAGGCTGTTAATGTTTTTCCTGCTAGTGATAGGAATATGGTTAGTATTCCTAAACATGGAGGTGGTATATTATGTACTCAAGAGCACAGTTGGTTAGTTAGGAGCAAACTTGGAGATTTATCCATACGTAAGGCTAAAGATATAACTGAGCAATACTATGGTATTCCTACCGTAACAGACTTTGCATTTCCTTCTGGTAGCATCCTATCTCCTAAGGATGCGGCTACTCTAGGGTGGCTAGTAACTGACGGTAGTTATAAGCAAGGAATTATTTATCAGAAAAAAGCTGAATTTGTGTTTAATATTGAAGTAGAGTTAGGTATCACACCTACTCACTCTAATAGCAATGGGGTACTTAGCTTCTACGTACCTAAAGCAAAGTTAAGAGAGTTACTATCCATATGCCCTGATAAGACGAATCTTCCTAGCATTGTAAGTAAGCTAGATAAAGATTCGTCAGAAGCAATGTGGAACGCTATGATGAGCGCAGAAGGAAACTCAAATGGAGCATTAGAGTTTAGGTCATTTGCTCAGAAGCCAGGACCTGTTCTTGATGCCTTCACTATGCTAAGTATTATGTTAGGTTATAAGATATCTATTGAACATACTGACGGAACTAAAGTATGTTCAATAGTCCATATCTGGAAATATAAGAACGATAAACCTTGGAGAAGAGTTTCTACTAAGAAATATACTGATGCAGTCTGGTGTCCTACTGTAGAGACTGGTGTGTGGATTATGGATGCAGGCGGGCAAATTCTTCCTACAGGAAACACTGATGGAGGCTATATCAATGTACCTGGTACTGACCTCCAAATCAACCCTCTCAGAGGCAGCATCTGGATGGGCGGTATGCGCCGATTCTTCCTTAAAGACTTTCCTGAGTATTATGATAAGTTTCCTGGTGCAGAGCTTATAGACTACATTGGTCGGGCAGGCTTCTATCCTGGCATACATATCACAGGTCTCCAGACTCTCTTTGGCGCAGCTACTGGTAAGCCTGAACTCAACGAGCTAGTTCCTACCTGGATGCAGACAGGTTTATCTGCACTCCGAGCCTTATCTCCAGAACATATGGGCAAGGTAATAGACTACATCTTCCCTGACCGCTTCCGTGACTACCAGACAATGCTAACACTCGGTGAGTGGGGCTATGATGCAGACGAAATCTGGAATAAGAAGTATCAGGGGCAGAAGCTTACTCCTGAGGAGGAGAGCCTGTGGCTAAGGGCAGAAGCCCAAGCAAATGGATTGAAAGGTATTCTCATGGAGCAGACTGGTATGTTCAGAATCCGTCCGCAAGAATACGATGATATGCAGAAGGAGATGAAACTCGCTATTCAGGATGCTACTGGTGTATCCGTAGCAACCCAGAATCGCATTGACCGCCTGTATCCTATCACTGGTAAGAGATTCTCTGACTACTATAAACTTGATGTCCTGCAAACTAAACTTCTGTATGAGTCTGAATCCTACCGCCGTTGGCAGGGAGTTACGACTCCTCTCTATCCTTCCTCTTGGCAAGCACTGGAAGTTAAGATTAAGGAGTACTGGGATACTCTGGAGAAGAACTCCACTGATGCCAGACGTAACGGAGTCTATGATGCTGAAGGGGAGTTGAAATATCCTTCTATTGTTGAAATCAACCGACAGTTTGTAACAGGCGAGATAGGTCCTGACCAATGGAAATCCTTACGGGAGAATATCATGTCAGGACTGGCGGAAGCTGCCGATGCACTGGCAAAGTCTCCTGCCTACGCTGATGTACCTAAGACTCTAGAGGAGCGTGAGGCATGGCTAAGGGAGAAAGGTATCCTGACTCCTACCTACGGCGCAGACCAAGAACTGCTTTGGTATTACTACCAGCTTGAGCCTGAGTTAGCATACAACTGGGACTCTGACCGTATGGAACTGGATTGGGATACCTACTATGCAAAGGTTGATATGCTTATGGAGAGTCTAACTGAGCCTTATCGCCAGCGTCTCCTTGATAGGATTCAGCTTGACTGGACTCCGATGGAAAGACTCTACTGGACTGCAAGTAGAAATTACTTTCGCCCTTACCGCAATATCCGTACAATAGTTCTAAATCAATATACTGATGAAGAGCGTGGGCAGATTCGCAGGTATGAAGTAGCCAGAGGCGAAGAGCGTGAGGCTTTGCAGGATATAATCGGCTCTGATGGTCAGAAGCTCATAGCAGGCTTCAATGCAAGAGTTCGTGAGGCTCGGCAGAAGCTCCGCTACATTGACTCTGACCTTGATGCTTGGTCTTACTTCTTTGGCAATACTGATAGCTTCATAACTGCTATAGCGGAAGAGAAGTATAATGAACTTGTTAAGCAATATATGAATGAAAGTATGGTACAGTAAAGGAGGGAAGTAAATGTATATTAAATAACCACAAGTTTATTAAATATACTATTGACAACCATGTTTCATTATGGTACAATTAGAGTATGAGGAGGGAATCACACCATGCCAGAGAAGAATCAACAGGATGCTCCTAACAGTAATGACCAGAATCCAGCACAGCCTCCACCTGCCAAAGCCGAACCTAAGGTAGAAGTTAAAGATGGTAAGGTACTGGTAGATGGTAAGAGCTATGTTAAGGAATCTGACCTCATGGCTGCGAAGGAGAGTTTGACTAAGCAACTGGAAACTGCCCAGCAGACCCACAACTCAGCGATAGATTCTCTAAAGCTGGAAGTGTCTGCTGCTCAGACTGAAGTTGCTAAGGCAAACGCTGCTCTTGAAGAGGCAAAAAAAGCCCGTACTTCGGGTGACATCTCCGCAGAGGACTTGTCGAAAGCAAAGCAGGAAGCAGAAACTGCTAAGACAGAACTTACTAAAGCTCAGACTGCCAACCTTGACTATCGGCGGAAGTACATCCTCATCGCCTATAATATTCCGCCTAACTCTGATGTTGGTAAGTCCTTAGCAGACAAGACACCTGCTCAACTGGACGCTTTAGAGGAAGCACTCAAGGCGTTGCAGGTAAAAGGCTCAGGACCTGGTAACTATGCTGTCGGAGGCGGTGGAAGCGGAACAACTCCTCCAACTGCTATGGACAGAGCAAGGGACATCCTTAGCAAGACTCCCTACCGAGGAACCAGAAATGAAGCTCCTAATCCTGCAAAATAAGTAAATAAAAGAAGGAGAAATAATATGGCGGATTCTGGTGGGCACTGGAAAACACTTGCCGAAGCCCAGAAACTCACTCAGTCCCTTAAAATTCCTGGAGTCTTCGAGGAAGATATCAAGCGCAACAACCCGATTGAAAGGATAACAGTCGGGCAGGCTGCGAAGACGGGACTGAAAGTAGAGTGGCTTCGGGAGAAGACTACAACCGAAGATGCCGTAGCCGAAACTGACATCGGCGACCAGCTTTCCTGGTCTGATGATGTGGAGTATGAAGAGAAAGAAATGACTCTTCGCAGACTCTATATCCAGCGCAAGCTGGACAAGTATGTGGAAGGCATCTACGGCAATATCAATAACTATGAGGCGAGAGTTCTGCTCGAGTCTGAGAAAGGTCTTAAGCGGAAACTCGGCGCAAGGCTTATCTATGCCGATACAACCTATGGAGGAACTCCAACCCAGTTCGATGGCTATCATGCTCTGGCAGCAGAGCATGGCACTCCTTATACTGCTGGCTCTGCCTACGACCCGAAGAATATTGATGGTGGAGAAGCAGGTCTATCTCTGAATCTACTCCGTGAACTCCTTGACGAAATGAAGCATGGAGTGGATGAGATTCTTGCCCCTTACCAGATTATTCGGCGCATGGACGCAGCCTATCAGGAGAAGGGCTTTGCTGGTCTCGCCTACAATGTGGCAGGCAACCTTGCCTTCCTGACAATGGGCTACAATGAACTGGGCAAGAGGGTGCTGTTCTGGGATGGTGCTCCCATCATCCGCACTGACTACCTCGTAGCCGAGCAAGCGAACACTGGCACTGGTGCCTCGTCCGATGCCAGAGCACTGCATACCAGTGGGGATAAGCAGTACTCCATCTTCGCCGTCAAGTACGGCATGGTGATGAATGGAGAGGAAAATCCTGGACTCCAGTTTGCCTATGGCGGAACTGAAGGACAGGGCGACTTGTACAAACTTGTCCGCTTCCCCGAACTGGAAGACTACGATGCAGGCGGTATCCGTCTGGTTACCTACGGCGGAGTCCTACTCGGCTCAAGCCTGTGCTTGGGCAGAATCTACGACATCGAAGATGTAGCAATCACTGTATAGCAGTCACAGAAACCCATAAAAATAAATAAAAGGAAGGTTGAACAAAAATGACTGTAGAACAAGAAATGGTAAGAGCTAACTACTCTCTCCGTAACAACAACGGCTTCATATTCCTGCCTAACTGGATAAAGAAAGATATGTTGGACCTCCATGTTCCTGACCAGACTGAACTCTTTACCCAGTCTGTAAGCCAGCGGTATCCTATTGCTACCAAGGTAGTCAACCATGATGGTATATGGAGATACTGCCTGGCGGGTGCTGCTATGACTCAGGTTGGCTTCCTGAAAGGCAACTACATCCAGGTGCCAGGTAAGGCTGGTAACTCCGTAAGCTGTGGCTTCGAGGGCGCACCTTACGCAGCAGTAGCGGCAGGCGCCACGATGATTTCTATTGCGGACACTGCTGCAACCAAGAATCTCTATGAAGGCGCCCTGCTTGTAGTCTACAACGACACTAACTCCGACTACGAGCAACATAGAATCATCGGCAACGATGCCACAGATGCTACCTCCACTAAACTCTACATTGCGCCTCCTGGCTTCAAGAGAGCACTGACTACTGCTATGGGTATCACCGTCTACCTGAATGAGTACTCAGGAATAAAGACTCTGACAGGCGGATATATGTCTGCTCTGGGCTATGCCAGAATCCCTGTTACCAGTGCCTACTACTTCTGGCTATTCACCGCAGGCAGAATCTCAGGCATTACAGGTGCTTCAACATGGCCTGGTCAAACGCAGTACTACCGTGATGTCTATGCCAACACTGATGGCTCACTTATCGGTTATACTGCGGGCTACCAGAGAATTGGCTACCTTCTGGGGCGCACTGCCTCTGACTACGGTGATAATGCCATCATGCTTCAACTTGACCAGTAAGCAGTAAGAATAAGTTTTAAGGAGGATTGTATGGACCTTGAAAAGTTGAAGGAAATCGCAAAAGAACTCGGTGTGCCAGTGGAAACACTGACTAAGCAGAATAAGCGCCTGCTTGATGAGTACCTGGCTGCACATCCCGAATAGGCTAATTAGCAGTTGGCATGAGGGAGGGAAGAACTGAATCTTTCCTCCCTCAACTAGGAGGCTATAATGGACTTACAAAGATTAGCAGGTCAAGTCCTGAGCGTTGTAGTATCAGATACGCCTCCCGATGGAGATATGCCAGCAGGCTGGCTATGGGAAGGACTCCACTGGTTTAACACAGCAGATGGGAAGTGGCGCAAGTGGGATGGGTCTTCCTGGTACACAGTCCATAGTCCGTTTAACAATATTAACTTAACAGGAACCATTACTACTGATGATGATGCAGGAGTTAGTGGTGAGTTCAACTCTGATAATCAGCGCATTAAAAAGATGAAAGTAAAGAACGGTATTATCATCGAGCTTGAAGTTGAAGATTTAGATTAAATGAGGAGGGCTATCATGCCTTTGGCGGTTGAAAACTTAACCCCAGATTCTACTGACCAGCAGATTCAGGATGCTATCTCCGCAACCATTAAGAAGCTAATGGAGGAAGGTAAGGAGCAAAAAGAAGCTGCGGGTCAGGCATATGGAATGGCTAGAGAAGCCACTGGTAAAGAATTAAACTACGGTAAGTAGGAGGTAACATAAAATGAAAGGTGCATGGAAAACTGCATTAGTAGATATTGACCGAGCAGTGGAGTTCAGTGGAGATGATGTAGACCGATTCTCCAAGCTCGTTGACTTGGGAAAGGGATTCAAGGATGTGCTGGTATTGATTCCAGCACTGAACGCCTCAGCAGTTGTATCCGTCTATGTTCAGAAAGGTTCAGGAGTTGATGAGGTTCCTGTAGCACTTGCAATTCTGGATGATGATGCTACTGGTCACTTTGCTCATGCCACTACCTCTGGTGCAGGCAGCATTGCAATTATCTTCCATATCGGAGGTGCAGAGTTTATCCGTATCTACTGCGGTGCAGACCAGGTGGCAGACCGTTCCTTCAGCGTTATGGGTTCTGATTAAGGAGACTTTTATGGGCTGGAATGAGTTGGTGCTAGTACCTCGTATTGATGCTATTTTCAGAAAACAGAAGAAGCGGTACAAGGTTCAGTGGGTAGCATCTACATATCCGCAGATACGAATCCAGTATGAGGAATCTATTCCACTTGCTGCTGCTCAGGAGATAATATCTTTGTTTCCTGATTCAGTATATGTTGAGTTGATTCCTCATATTCAGTTTGCCGAAGATGCAAAGAATCTTCCAGTGGAGTTCAGGAAGTAAATATGACTGCCAGAAGCGATATAATAACTGTTGTGCGAGAAGGGCAGATGATAGCTACTGGACTTGCCGATGGTAGTATTATTAAGAGGACAGTAGCAGGTGAAGATATGATTTCATCTCTAGCCTTTAATGATGGAACTGTATGGAAGAAAGTCGAAGCTATTTACTTTGACCCTATTACTAATATCTTGAAGGTAGTTTATCATGCTGATTAAGTTTAATCCAACAGGTACTCAAATAGTTAAAGGCAGACTTGTGGTTAGGCTTGACTTCTATCCTAGTGTTAATGATAAAGCCTATAGGTATCATTACGTCTCTGTACCTGTTATTCCACCAGAAGGATACTTAGGTAAGGTTGATAACAGGGGCAATCCGCTTGACGATAATACTTTCAATGCGTGGTTAGAATCTCTGCCTCATGTATGGAGACTAAACCCTTGTCTTTGTCATTTTATAAATGTTGATGAGGGTATAAAACTTCAGAAGTTGAGAGACTTTATAACACAGACATTTGATAAGAACATCTTAGCTAATATAAGTGATGCCGTTATACTTTCTAATTCTGCTCATCTTTTGCATTTTATGAAAGCTAAGTCTGTTCAGTCAAGTAGAAAGATAATAACTAAAGATATTGTTGACTTACTTGGTTCGGTAAATAATGAACTTAAAAGTACGAATATTGTCCTTGACAGTAATGGAGAGTCTAATGTTCTGGAACCTCTATCTATAGATATAGGATTACCAGCCATTGATAGAGCTAGTGTTCTTTCTCCAAACTACACGGATATTCAGAATGACAATCCTGCATATGCCACTGGCTATTTAGACACTATTGAGGTGTGGTTTTATGCAGATGCAACTGCTGTTAAAGCGGGAACATTCTATGGAAGTGGAGTAACGTGGACGAATAGAGACTATCATCTTCTCGGTAGTGTTGTAGGGGGCTCAAAGCAAACCTTCTCATCTCTAAGTATTGAAGTAACTCTAGGGGACTTAATAGGAGAATATCGTGAAACAGGGGGCATTGAAACAGCAGGAGCAGGTGGAGGCTTTGGAGGAACTATAGAGAAGGCTGGAGACCAGTTCGGTGCGGGTGTTCAGACCTATACTTTATATACTGGATACGGTGCTAGTATATATGGGACTGGCTCAGAAATTTCAGCAGGTTATTTTCCTGTTATTGGAGGTAGTCATATAATATATACTGTTGGGGGTGATGAGTGAGAAAACTGGGCGATACTATTATTTTTGACTTCACTACTCATATTGCCTCTACAGGTCAGGTTTCTGACGCAGACGACACGCCTACCTGTGAGGTATTTGAGGATGATAACGATACTCCAATATTGACTCCGACTGTTACTAAAAGAACATCTAAGACTGGTAACTATAGAGTTCCAATAGCAGCTACTTCGGGCAATGGTTTTGAAGTCGGTAAAAGCTACAATGTTATAGTAACAGTTGTTATGGGAGAAGTAACTGCTAAGGCTCAGATAGCCTGCTTCTCGCTTGAGTCTAAGCGCATGAGTGACCTAAATGACTTAGCTGCCTCCTCGATTATATCAGATGCTACTCCTTTTGCTGGAGGAAGTATTGCTACCATAAAGACTTCTACCGATAAGATTGGAGCCTCAGTAGCACTTGAAAGTGGAGGAAATGTGGCTGCTATCAAAGCCAAGACCGACTTGATTCCAGCGGATATTACTACGCAACTTGATACTAACATTCCTGCTATTAAGGCAAAGACTGACTTAACGGCTCTCGATTCTACAGTTGCTAAGGATAGCACTGTTGCGAAAGACGCCACAGTGTCGAAGTCGGCTGGAGCAAAAGGAACTGATGCTATATACGATGAGACAATTACTCATCCAACTCTTATGGAGATAGAAGCATCAACAGTTATAGCTAAAGAAGCAACCCTGTCTGGAAAGGCAGATGAGGACAGTGGGCGTCTTGAAGCTATAGATACTCGATTGCCTACTGACCCAGCAGATGAATCTCTTTTGGAAGCTGCCATAGCAGCTATACCTACAGGTACTGCTCCTACTGCTGAGGAAAATGCAGATGCTGTGTGGGATGAACTGAAAGCAGGTCATGTTACTGCCAACACAATGGGTAAGTTACTACAGGATATCTACACTGCATTAGGGTCTCTGTCTATAGACCTTGGCGGAGTATGGGATGTGCAGTTAGCTTTACATACTGCTACTGGAACATTTGGAGCAAAGATAAATAATCTTGGTCAGATTGTATTTGAGGCAAGTTAGATGAGAACAGGATTATCTGCCACTCTTGAGGCTGCTCAGGTTGCTGCATCTAGACAGCCATATCTCTACTTGCTATTTACTAGCTATGACGAAGGAACTACCTACAACCTATCCTCTAACGGTAGCTATGGCAATAGGATTCTCCTTATTGACCACTCTGAGGAGCCTTACAACGAGTATGCCTATATTATGCTTCGGGACTATGACCGAGCATTACCGACTGACCTAACTGGCTACTGGGTAGAAATCGGCTATGGAGATGTAACTGGAGTAGGTGATGAATATGCTCAGACTGCTCGTCTCTGGGTTAAGCATCAGCAGGTTGTATCCGCAGCAGGCAAACTTATTATTATCCTTGAACTTGAGGGTATGTGGGCAAAGTTGAAGGAGACTAAGATGATGCTCGGCACTGCTCCATACTTCAACGCAACCTACACCACTGAGACTCCTTATGACCTTATTACTCTGTTCCTTTCCGAGGCTGACCCTGCTGTGACTCTAGCAGCACTAGGAGGGCAGGATGATGGTATCATAGATACTTATATCCCTGAGTTCTCAGTCAATGAAGTTGAATACTTTGAGGATGCAGCCTCACTAATCTATGAAGCTATTAAGATGACCAAGTGCTTCCTTCGACCTAAGACTGGTCTGGAGTTTGAAGTCCGCTATCCGTTGGAGTCCAATGCTGTTGACCTGACTATCTACTCTGAGGGTACTGGTGTTCAGAAGTTCTATGAATATGCAGATAGGAAGAATCTTGTTATTCCAAATCACATCTACTGCGTAGCTAATCAAGGGGCAGATGGTCTCTGGACTGACAAGATTATAGCTGAGGCAGTAAGTCAGGATTCAATAGATGCGTATGGCGACACACCTGATATTGTTCTTGCTCCTGAACTGGACAATGCTACTGATGCTGAGAATCGGGCAGAAGTTGTTCTTGCTAGGATGGGTGATGAAGAACCTGCGGGTACACTAACTATACCTCATGACTGCCGAATAGAACTGTATGATTATATATTAGTTGGAGACTCTAGAGGTTTTGTATAATGCCTACAAGATTTGCATATAAAAGGGTATTTAGTACTTCTGGAACTATAGTAGATGTAGTAGATGGAGTATGGCTTGCCCAGTCTATATCTTCTCCTGGCTACGCAGCTTCAGGGCTTCAAGTATATTTATATTTTAATTACTTTGAGGCACCTGAAACTCCTCCTCCTGCGTCAATACCTTCTCAGCTTTGTACTGTAAGCATTAGGGCAGCAGATGAGAATAATCTTCCGATTGGAGATGACTTAGCATCTACTATATTTAACTTGTCAAGTGCTGTACTTTATGCTCAGTACCAAGGTCCTCCTTACTATCCTGCTATTTATAAGGTTGTAGTTAGCATATCTAATATAGAACTAGTAATGTCTACCGACTATGTATTATGCGTTAGACCTAACTCTCAACCTGAATTTAGTTGGATTTATCATACTATTCGATTCTCTAATAGTACGTGGACTATTCCGCCTGACCCAGAAAAGGACGAAGGCTTAAGTAATGTAGGAGTAGCTTCACGCTCTACTGATGGCGGAGTTACTTGGAGTGCCCAGGCTCAAAATTCCTATGGAATAAATATTGAAGTTCTTGGGAATCTATTTTTAGGTAGTTACTCTAGACATTTTGTAAATGGTATTCGCCATGTCTATCGTCCTGGCAGCTACCGTGAAGAACTTGTCTTTGGTGGAATGACTGATGATGTCAAGACTGAAACAGCTAAACTGACCATTAAGACTACAAAGGAAACTGGGGAGGAAACTGTACAGGAAGTTACTGCCCCTACTAAGGTTGTTGATGAGATGCAACAAGTGCTAGAGAATGAACTAGGTGCAGTTGTTGACCGCATCAAGACTGATAAAGCCTTTCTTCAGTATGGCTTCACTACCACTGATGTTATGAAGTGGATTAAACAAGGGTTTACTCCTCAGCAGATTCTTAAGATGATGCAATCATACAAAGGTGCTAAGGTAGAATTGACCAAGACTGAGCCTGCATTGAAGAAGATTGGTCTCACTACTGGGCAGACTATGGACTTGCTCAAGCAACAGAAGTTACAGCCTAAGGATATTATCCAAGGTACTGATGCAGCAGTAAAGCGGGCTAAGGCTTTTAACAAGTATGGCTACTCTGAGGCTGAAGTCCGAGCATTTATTAAGAAGGGCTGGCAACCTGGTCAGATAGTAAAGTACATGATGGAGCACCCGAAATGAAAGATAAGCAAGGCATCCCGCAACGTCCAGGACTTGAGGGCAATAAGTTCTCTAATCTAGAGAGGCGGAGAATTCTGTACATACCTAATGGCTATATATCTATCCGTATGGTAGACTCTTCCGTCATGGCTAATAATGATGGGACTGAAGATGGAAGATACGGCATCGGTCAGTATGGCAGATGTATCTATGCGGACGTAGGACCTAAAGGAATCTATGGTGCTGACTACTACGGAGCAGCACTTTACTGGTAAGGAGGAAACAAAATGGGAACAGGAAGTTCGGTTTCAACTGGTGATGCGATTACCGCAGCCAAGATGAACTTGAAACTGGAGTCAGTGGCTCCTGGCGAGGTTGATGCAGGACACGCACATTCTATAACTTTTCATGTCAATGCCTTTCAGTATCCTGCACCTGGAACTGATTGGACTCCTAAGCTGGAAGGAGCAGGTCTGGCTCAGAGCTTGTCTGCTAAGAAGGTGTGGCTGCCACTAAACTTCCTCAAGGTAGGTGATGTAATAACTGTCTATAGCCTTCTGGGGGATGCTATCGAGGCTGCTGCGCTGACACTAGACTGCAAACTTGTCCGTGTCAATAAGGCAGACCCACTGACTACAACTGACATCACTAACGGTGCTATTACTCAGATAACTGCTGATGGAGTCTTCGACTCTGCTGCCAATCCTGACAACGAGACAGTGGCTACTGATAAGCAGTATTTGCTGGAAATTCTTGGCACAACTGGTGCAGGTGATAGCATCACTGTCATGGGTGCAGAAGTCACTATTACCAGAATATTAAAATCTGCCTAAGGAGGTAACTATGAAAGACAGAACAGTAATGAGAGCAGATTTACGGACTGACCTGAAGGACTCAGGCTCACTCTGGTCAGATGCAGAACTTAATCGCTGTGTGGAGAGAGCAGTGGCAGACCTTAGCCGTTATCTTCCTCGTGAGCGTCAGTATGAGGAGGTCCTTGAGTTTGATGTGACAGGCGAGTCACTAACCTTTCCAAAGACTACATCTGCTATCTACATAGTTAATGCGGGTACCTTTAACGGCAAGACTGCTGGAAGTACCTTTAATATTGCTGCTCAACCTGATGTGCCTAGAGTGATTACTCTATTGATTACTGATGTAGATAACTCTATCACTGACTGGCATATCAGGATTCATGGGACTGATGAGGAGAGCCTTGGCTGTACTGAGGACTTCTACTTCAGCCGAGGCAAGACTCAGACTGGTGAGCAGATATTCAAGCGAATTGATAAGGTGGAGTTGGTGGAGAACTTCACTGGTTCGGCTGCTGCTGGTGATACTCTATCTCTCGGCATCGGGGCATACACGACTGTCTGGGTGTCACTAGCCTATAAGCCTATTAAGCAGGGGTCGGAAGCAGTGACTGAAGCAGGTGGAACTGCATCTGCTCGCAACACTGACTACGAAATTGACTACGTGAAGGGAAGAGTAAGAGCTATGTCTGGCGGAGACATAGCAGCAGAGGAAGTCTGCACTGTTACTTACAAGAAAGACCAGACTCAGATAGACCTAACGGCTCTGGATGACTTTATCCGAGTCTATAGAGTAGAGTATCCCGTAGGCAGCATCCCGCAGAACTTCTGCCAGTATGAACTCTACGGCAGATATCTTGCAATTACTGGGCAGGGCGAGTCTGAAGGGCAGATGAGCTTGTCTGAAGGCAAACAGGTTAGAGTCTACTACGATGCTAATCACCATCCTCCGACTGACTACGCTCCTGGTACTATTCCAGAGTTCCTTGAGACTACCGTAGAAACTGCTGCTACTGCCTATGCTCTGCTCATCTACTCTCTCAAGCATGAGCATCAGGCTTTGACTGACATAGCCACCGCCAGAGCAGCAATAGTCTTGGCAGACGCTATCCACTCCGTAATTACTACTGACCTTACGGCACTTGAGGGATACTTGACTTCTGGCTCAACTGCTCTTGGTCTATGTGCTGCCCTTCATGCAGCCATCATAACTGCTCTTGATGCTGCCAATGCTTATCTGGACTTGGTAGCTACTGACCTAACCAACGCAGATGGTGTAGCTGATAACTACATTGGGAGTACTAACTATGTAGATGGTGGTACAGAGCCTGATATTAAAACTTACTTGGAATCTGGAGATGCTTTAATAAACACTGTTACTGAGGGCGGAGAGAATGAGCGAACGCCAGAGATGTATGCTAGCTATGCGCAAGTAGCGAAAAATGCTCTGGTTGCTGCTTTTGAGCAGGATAGAGCCTTCTACCAGCAGGACGCAACCGCCCGAACTAATGCAGCACTGGCGTATGTTCAGGAGGCTGCGCAGAGGGTATCTGATATCCAAGCGAAGATAGCCGAAGCATCTGGCTATAATGAACTGGCAGCAACAATAGTCAGGGAGGTTGAGGCTGAACTTGCTCAGATTGCCAGCTATCTGTCCTCCGCCGCCCACTCCATTGAAATATCTTCTCGTGACCTTGATATGGCTGATAAGTTCAGGACAGAGGCAGACATCAGGCTGACCGAAGTATACAGCATCTGGAGAGACAGGAAACAGTATATCGGAGACTTTTCCGCATCCTCCATGAGACAAATACCTACAGGAGGTAGCTAATGTTTAAGTGGGTAGAAAGTACTTACTACTGGTTCCTATGGTTTATGGGGTTCTCGGACACGGACGGCAACTTCCAGACTCCAGCCGACAGAGAAATGATAACCTTTATGCTCAGAAGGATGAAGGAGCGTATGGGTCTGCTGTGGTGGATTCTGTCCTTAGGTACATTACTAGGAGTCTGGACTGCCTGTATCTTAGCATCTTGGTGGTTGGTGCTGCTGGAAGCCTTCCTGCTCTGGCTTTTTGTTCATGTTCTGTATCCGTATACTCCATCAGACAATATCTGGAAAGGTAAGAAATAGCCTGCTATTGGCAGGACCTCCTCTTGAGGGAGGGCTAGGAGTAATCTTAGCTCTCCCTCTCGACTTGCTAAGCTCTCTGTTCAGGCGGCTAGCAAGTTTGGAGGTCTTGCCATTCTGTATCTGTCGGTTGCCTTTAGTGTTATGGTGGCGTCTGCGATGAGACATCAATACCTTCTCTTGAATGTATGAAAGAAAATAATCCAGTTAGGCTGATAGCCTTTGTTTGGATGTATCTGCCTCCACTCAGCAATAAACTCCTCAGTTGTGTTGCAACCTTCCTCCTCGTAATGGAACGCAGCAACTTCACCTAGTCTCATCTTCTTTACTGAAGTAATCTCACAATATCCATCCTTTACCTGAAAGAAATCTCCTACATTACCGTACTGAGTAGGTCTGCTAGTGGCAGTCTTCTTTCCTGATAAACACATAACTGCATTGTTCGGGCGCATAGGGATATGGACTAATCTTGGCTGATTCATACTTCACTCCCAACGGAACGTACTTTTCATCTCAAACGGAACTCTGAAGCCTGGGAAAATATGCTCTAACTCATCCTTTGGCACTCTATCTAATACATCTCCATCCCATGTAAATGAGTCATGTACTGTAATAACTAACGGCTCTTTATCATTAGGTCCTAGCCTTCTGTTATTGCAAAGTATGAGTGCTCTCTTACATACTTCTCCGTCACTTCCCAAAATAGGATAATTCACTGCTTTCCTTTTCATCTCGTTGACTGATTCCTCTGGCAACCGTATGCGTCTTCCGAACAATGTAGGTAATGCCCACCCGTCTCGGAGTCCTTCTCTCTGTGCATGGATAATCCAGTCCGCTGCTCCTCTATAAGCTCTGAACCAGCCTTCTAGCAAGTCCTCACATCTTCGTCTGTCCTGCGTCTTTAACTGCTCCATCAGTGTTTCAGCCGTAGCTCCATACAGGACTGCGAAGTTACATACCTTAGCCAGCTTTCGGGGTACTCTCATCAGGTCAGCAGTGTGTTGGTGGATGTCTGCCTTCTGCGGGTCAGGATTGTAGAGAACATCTAGCATCGTCTTGTCTTGAGACATGGAGGCGAGAATGTAGAGGTGTTCACGGCTGAAGTCGCCGCTGGTAAATACTCCGTTATCTGGTATAAGCATAAACCTTGCACCTGGGTCACCTGTATCCTTATCTGCACCTGGGATATTCTGGATATTCCTGTTGCGACTATTGAGTCGTCCTACATCAGTGTCTGGGTAGTACTCTGTATAAAAACGGTCTTCACCTTTTAATGGAATAAGATAGGTGTTCAAAAACTTGCTATTCTTCCTGTATCCAATTACTCCAGCAGCCAGAGGGTCGTCAAGGAACTCTAAATCCTTTTCACGAGTACGCAGTTGTCTTTTCGATTTTGTAAACTTAAGGAAGCTGCCACGCTTAGCAAGGGTATAGCCGACTTGCTGTGAACTGCCAGGATTGCTAATTCCATAGCCTTGAACTATTCTTCGGTACATCTCTACCTTCTGTGCATACTTATCCTCTAGCTCCTGCCTAGCCTGCTGGTCTATGGCAATTCCGTGCATAGACATATCTTTGAGGATTGGAACGACTGCCATTTCCACTTTGAAATACTCGCCGTACCTGTCATATATCTTTTGTTTCCATTCGAGGTAGAGCGTGTAGGTAGCCTTTACATCAGCAGCGCAGTGGTCTGCTAATAACATAGGATTCTTCTTTATGAGTTGTATGTTATCAGTACAGCCATTCTCCTTCATTATCTCACCCATGCCTACAGTATGGCAGTTAAACTCGGCAGCGAGAATAGGTAAGGATGTTTCTCGGTAGCCTAGTAGCCTTGCTGCAACGTTGGTGTCGAATATGTTAGCTCTGTCAAGTGATTCACCGATAACTGGAATGAGGGGAAAGACTCCCATATCAAAGACCCAATTATGGGCAATCTTTACAATGCGTACATCACTGACAAACTTCCTCAATGCCTCGAGAGCTTTAACATTTGGTTCTGGGTACAGGCTAAAGTAGAAGCTCTCCTGCGGACTGAACGCTATGCCTATGCCAACTGGATGTCTCTCATCTAGACTAATGGTTTCAATGTCTAGTGCAACTGCTGATGGGCGATTCTGCTCCCAGTATATCCAGCGGTCATCAGCCTTAGCATCTGGGAAGCCATAGTAGAACACACTCATTATTTCCTCACAATACTGTATTAACTAGCATACCGTCAATATTCTCTATGATTCTTTTTATTCCAGCAGTCTTCATCACTTGTAAGCAGTTGTGGCAGGCTTCTGGTCTTTCCAGTCCATATATATAAACATCTGCTCCATGAACTGAAATACCAAACTTTGCAGCCTGACATACTGCATTGACTTCTGCATGAATGGCTCTTTGACAGTGGTTTGACTCTATTAAGCATCCAGCCTCTATGCAGTGCGATTCTCCAGAGGGTGCTCCGTTATACCCTGTAGATATAATCCGATTATCCTTTACAATTACTGCTCCGACTGATGCTCTTGAACAGGTTGCTCTTGTTGATACATCCTTGGCAATCTGCATGAAGTAATGTTCCCAATCTGGTCTTTCCATTTTGTCTCCTTCCGAAATTTCAATTTTCAAAAATAGGTCACAGTAGCATTAAGCTATCTTGAGAATATGGCATCCTTTGTAGGTACTACTGGATGGTTAGGAAATGTGTTGTTAGGTTTGCGGAGTACAATAATGTCCTCATCTGAAACTACCTCCCATCCTCTAGCCTTATAAATATGTGTGTAAACTGAACCTGGAGCATCCCATTTGAACCATTCTGCTTTATCCTGTGTGAAGCCTACTCTAATACAAGCATCAACTGCCGACTGGCTGAGACCTACCCGCTGCCTTTTCTCCATATGGTCTTTCGTGATGATAGTCATACTGCCTCCTGGCTTAAGGCTATTGAAGCACTTGGCATAGACCTCTTCCATCTTCTGCGACCACATCCAGTCATTCAGCAGTCCAAGATTCAAATTCGATGTGAACGTATATTCTGCCATTTTATAATCTGTCTTTTCTAATGTCAGCTTGTCTGTACCTTTGGACTTCATTATCGAAGCGTAAGGCGGAGAAAAGATTATGTGGTCGAAGGTTTCAGGTATGGGCAGGATAAGCTGTAAAGGCTTATTAACTAGCTGGATATGCTCCGATACTCCAGGAGCAATCTGCTCAAGCCTTTCGACTGCTATCTGCTGGAGTTTGTGATATTCAGGAGATATCTCTATTAGCATGACATCTCTGCTAATCAAAGCAGCTATCATTAGAGTTCCTGTGCCCCCGAAAGGGTCAAGGATGTAGTCTCCAGGTTTGCTGACATACTCCACGCAGGCTTGGATAAGAAAGCAGTTAGCCTTTGCCTGATGCTGGTTTACTTCAACTGGAAACATTTCCTTGCGGTAGGTTGCATCGGATGGGAATAGTATCCAGCCGTTCTCATTTCTGGAGTATTCTGGTGCAAACTGCTTTTCCATTATCTATATCCTTTCTTGCTCTTTCTATGCATTCTATACAGTCCTGCATTGTGTATGTAAAAGTATCTGGCATATACTTACTATATAGGCACTTATAGCACTTAGGCTTTTTAGCCATACAGCAATCTCCAGAATGTGTCTTGCAGGTTGAAGTCCTTAACCCACTGGTCGTAACTTCCATGCATCCATATCTCCAACTGCACATCATCATTGAGCACAGGGTACTTGCCTCTCCAGTTCTCATCTAGACCACCGAATAGTTCGTTATGTTCTTCGTGGTGATGAGTTCCGCATAGTATAATCCTGCTCTGCATCATTCCCCAACCATTGTGGTCTTCTCCAAAAGGCTCATGGAAGTAGAGGTTATCAACTGCTCCACAGATGTTTCCTTCTATATCTCGATAGATGCACATACCTCCGCAGTCAATCCACACCTGCCTCCAGTTGCCATGCTTGAAGGTTCTCTTAGCCATGCGGTTGAAGAACAACTTGCGGTAACGAAACTGCTCAGGTGTGAATACCTGCACGTTACCGTGAGCCTTTGGAAACACTATATTCAAGGTCATATTGTCCTCCCTAAGGCTTTTAGTAACTTCCTTGCCGTAGCTATTCCCATATTCTCCACAGATGCTACCTGTTCTGGACTTGCCATAGCTATGTCCATTAGATTGATGTACTCCTTAGCCAGTGCCTTAGCTCGCTTCTCGCCAACTCCAATCTTATACGCATCGGATAAGAATATCAGTGACTTCATCAGCCTGTACTCATTCCGTTCGTCACTACTCATCCTTGTCTCATCCATAACTGATGCTCTAGGTACTATTACCCTCTGCAAAGTCTTATGGTTCTCGGGTGGCTTCTGCTCATTCTTGTACTCAATCACTAACCTCCGAGCAGTCTCGCACCAGTTAATAGTATATATGGTCGGTACTCCGCACATTATGAGCCTGTGTTCCCAAGCATACAGAATGGAGGAACTAATGGTACTGAAACTGTGTCCATGCTCTATATGTCCGTTAGGCTGGACGGGGTAGCAGTATAGCTTCTGCCCTAACTCCCTGATTGAGGCTGGCTTCATCTTGGAGAAGTCCTTAATATCTATCCCTTTGATAGGCAGAGGCGAAATCCATCCTTCCACAATCTGAAAGTTATAGTCTGCCTGATTGTAGTAATCAGCTATCTGCCTTTCCGCTTCATCAATATCTCCGACCAGTTCTGCCGCCTGCTTACGACTATACTGGAATGTCTTGCCCTCATAGTTCTGGAATAGGTAGTCGCTCTTATGCAGTCTGTTCAAAGGATGAAATACAGCAGGAACAGACTGCTTAATTAGCTTTAGCAACTCTGGAGGCTCATGCTCATCAACTAAGATGGTCATTACTATCCTCCAGTCTTCTTGCTCTTAGCTCTCTTGACTATCTCCTCATCAGGCTTCTCGGCAGCTTCCTCATCTGCTCCAATGTCCTTCTCTCTCCTCATGGCATTACGGACTATCTTTGAGGCAGAAGCATCTGGACTCGCACCGTAGTCCGTAGCCTGTCCTGGAGGAATTGCTCCACCTGGAGGCTCTTTGGCAATTCTTTCCTTTAGCTTATTTGCATTGAAGGCAGCTTTGGCAGGTGATACTATTTTAGCTTCTGCCTCTACTTTGCTTATTGTATCCTTTGTCTGGTCATAAACCTTTTCCTTTTCATCTGCTGCTGCCTCTGATGCCTCCGATGGTAGAGGAATATTACTAGCATCTTCAGCAATCTCTACTGCCACTGGAGAATTATCAGGTATGTACTCAATGGGAATAAACTTTCCTTTGATAAAAGGATGTGGTACTGACCTGAACATAGGGAAGATAATTCGGTCAGGTTCCTGATTCTTCGTCTGGTATAGGTAGAGTCTGGCGTAGGCTCCAAGAACATACTCTATGTCTCGTCTTTCGATGTCTAATATCTTTTCCTTTTCGTTAATTCTCATTATTCTCCTTTACTTTAGTATATTTCCTGCAAGGTTCTCCTTGCGAGGAATCCATTGAAATTTGACATCTACATTCTGGCACATCTGCCATACTTGCATTGCTAACTTCCTTAGCCTATCACTGCCGATGTGGTACTGACGACTTAGCTGCTTGACTACAACTTCATTATCCGAGCAAACCATGACAGGAGGAGGCAGAGGTCTTTTGGTATAGGCAGAAGGATTCATAACATTATCTACAATGTTCTTGGTCTCTGGGTCGAGGTCGCTGAACCGACTGTCAAGCTCTTTGTTCCACTTGAGGAAGTACTCATTCAGTCCATACATGATAGCCAGATACTCTGCCTCCATTGAAGTTGCAGGAGTCTGAAGGCTCTGGTATCCACTACCTCCATACTCCAAGTAGTATGCTACCATGTTAGGATTAGCATCGCAGAAGAGCTTAGGCATAGCCGAGTTCTCCATCAAAGTGACCATCCTGTTCATGGTCGTCAGGTGAAGGCTGAGTTGCGCACTCTTCACATTTTATTCCTTGCTCCAGACACCATGACTCTAAGCCAAACTTGCAGTGTTCCATTATTCTTCTCCTCTCATCATATTCCGCAGTCCTATGATTCCGTCAAAACTAGCGGATATTTCCTTTCCGACTGCATCCAGCCCCATGCCTTCTATTCCACACTTAGTAATGGTAGCAACTGGAGTCTTGACTGAAACCATCTTCTTCAACTTGCTATCCATGACTGATGATTCCTTAACTCGTGTCCATATTATTAGGTCGCACAACTTGGCAGTATGCTTGAAACCATCTATGACTAGTTTGCCTGTCTTGCCTTCAACCATTCCGCCTTTGCCATCTGATACTACACCGTACTCATCAGTAGGGTAGTGAGTCAGGACAAGATTCTTCCTGAATGAACGGCAGGTCTGAAGCAAGGTAGTCATTCTGTCATTAGGCTGACCATACTCAATAGGTTGTAGGCGCTCCCGATACTCATTCTCATCAAATGGAATCTTAGAGGTCTTGGAGTCTGACCGCCACTTATACTCCTGAATCTCCTGCAACTCCTGCAACCTTGCATTATGGTCTATATTCCAGAGCATTGTTGCGGAGTCGAACATGATTGTGCAGATTTCCTTCTTCTGGCATACTAGCACGAAGTCGGCTATGACTGACTGCCAAAGCTCCTTCATACCTTCAACCTTCTTCGGTTGCTGAATTGTTCTGATGGATGCAGTCTTTCCAGTTAGCTGCCCCATTAGTTTGTTCACTTGCAGAGGCTTCGGGTAAGGTTTAGTAATTACATCATACTTGCTAAAGTCTAGCTGGCTGACATCCTCGTCCTTATCTGCTCGGTAGATTCTTATCTTCGGGTCATCTTGCTTGAGCCTCCACGCAGCCCTGTCAAAGCCTCCTACATCAATGTCAAAGTGGAATAAAGGTTTAGGGAATGAGAGTCCTGCTGTTGTCTTGCAACTACCTTCATCTCCGACAATAGCAGAAACTCCAATATATTCGAACTCTATTCCCATAGTTTTTCAACCTCCTGTATACTTTCCTTCATCGGATTAGGCAGATGCATAGCCAGAATTATCTGCTCGCACATCATCTTGTATCTGCAATACTTACACTCCCAGTCATAGCAATGCTGGAAAGGATACGGTGAAACTCCTGAACTTAATGAGGCATCCAGTATCTGCTTGTGCTGCAAAATATCCAACCAGTTAGAATCTATTTCTTCCTGTGTAAAGATAAATGTATCACAGTAGATTTGGGGAAATGGAGGAGAATTGTGTGACACTAATCCTTCTGCTATCAGCGTCTTAGTTGTAGTCTCAATAGCAACTACATCAGACGTTCCAATATCTTCAATAGCTTCGACCTGTAATGTCGAGTTGTGCATTGGGAGTGCCAAGCCGTCAAGGTTTAGTTTGTTAAGTAGTCTCACTGGTCTAAATATTCCAAGTATGTGCAGAGCATCCTGCATATCGTGGGTTCTATATGATATAGTTCCGCCACTTGTAGGTGAAGGAGTTAGATAAAAGCCATGTTCATCCATTATTCTTCTAAACTGAACTCCCATTATATTATCCTTCTGGCTGAACCCAACTCTTAAACCATGCCCTACTTCTAAGTGCCCTTCCCCATCTAGTGCTGCTGCAATATAGCCTGAATCGTAGCTAGACTCATGCTCCCATACTTCGGAAAGTTTTCGTATTCTGCTGCCTATTTTGAGTTGCTTAGTGGCTGTCCATTCTGGTGATGTATTTCTTCCTGGAGTATTCATTTGTTCTAACCATAGGTGTTCAGAACTGCATACAATATGAGTTCCGTTTGATAGCCATAACCTGTATGATGGTAGAGTTCTTGTGCCAGTAGACATTACTGTAGCATTTCTCAACTTGCGTCTGGCACCTCTAGCACCTACCGTAGGATACTCATCAACTCCGACTACCTTATCACCAACTCTAAGATTAGCAATATCTGTCCATGTTAGGTCTGGTCTAAGGATATTAGTTCCTGGGGATAAACAGTAGTTTCCCATCATGTAGAGCACTGCAAGGTCATACTTATCTGTGCCAGTTATCTTGCAGCCTCCTTTCATATACGCAAGCCAAGTGAGAGGAATAGACTCGTCTATGTAATGTTGCTTGGCAGACCTTCGTGTTGTCTTGAGTTCAATCAATCTGCCCATATCCGCTACACTAGCTTCAAGTCTCATGTCTGGGCGGTAGATAACTCCATCGTACTGGTATACCTCTGCCTTAGCATCCTTCGGTGTCAGTACATCTTGCAGTCCATAACCTAAAGCAAACAACATCACTTCCTCATCGGTAGGTTCTATTGCTTGCTTCTGGTCAAAGAATGTCCTTGTCCTGCATCCGATGTAGCTAGACAAATGATTCGGTTCTCTAATTTCCTTTATCTTATACTGGTCTGCAAGATGGTTCAGTAGCTTACGTTGCAATTCTGGGTTATCATGCCTTTCCATATTTAACTCACTTGTTTCCAGAGGAGGAAGCATCTTGAAGGAGGTCGGTATCCAACTTGGTGCTTCCTCCATACCTGGCTACTTAAGCTACCTTGTGATAAATACCACTCTTGTCCTTGCTGAACTGCTTACTTGCTACCATTGATGTAGCAAAGTTCTTGGGTGAACTCGCAGGTAGTCCGATGGAGGTGAACAGGGTAGTGTCGGACTTGATAATCTCCGACTCCATCGCAGTAGCGTTGAACTGTGGTAGTGTCTTGCCATCTAGCAGTTCCATAGCTGCATCGAGAGGAGATACTCCCTTTCCTCCTGCACTGCCAAAGCCTTCAACCGAGAAACATTCCCATGTTGAAGTAGGTACATCTTGACCTTTTGGATGTGTCTCGTCCTTCGCTCTCCCATCCCACAACTCGTGCATAGGCGGGCGACCTTCTTCTCCGTCTGCCATAACCATACCCACTCTTTTACCGATACAGTCAGACAGGTCAGGTCGGTCAGAAGGCTTAATGTATTCAGGACTTGTAGGGTCTTTCTGAGCATCGGTGAGAGACTGGTCGAGAATACTGGCGAGGCTAACTCCAAACACACCGTATCTGGATTTCTTGCGGTTTGATATAGTCAGGGTGATAGTGTATATGGGGAAGTTGTAAGGCTCCACTGACTCAACGACTTCCAGGTCCTTGAAGTTGAGACTTAGGGATACAGATGTTCGTTCGGTTGCAGTACCCTCGTCATACTTCTTAGTCTCCTGTGGACATGAGTCAAGGACTCCGTAGAACCTGCGTAAAGGACCGATGTCGCTGTCTATTAAACCTCTAATGCTTGGAATTTTTTCGTCTGTCATGTTTCTTTCCTCCGTCATTTATTATTATCATTACTACTATTGGAACTACTACTAAGGAGATGATGCCGACTGTAACTACTACATTCTCAATTACGACCTCCTTCGGTTTGAATTTCTTAGCTCACTATTATATTATATCATACAGATAGCTAAGTTGTCAATAGCGGAGTATCAGCAGTTTCAGCTAACTCCCCAAGTGTCATGTTCATCATGTATACGGAAGGCTTAGCAGTGGACGCAAGAACCTTATCAAGCTGACTTAGCATCCTACGACACTCCTTATGACTTCGGTTGCAGTTCCGCAGATGTCTCTCTGCATCCTTCTGATATTCACTTTTCATTTTTGCCTCCACTTACTTGGTATATTTTGAAATCCGATATATTGTTAATAATTACATTATTTCATTTATATCTTGTGTATCATTGTACTGTATTATCTTTCTCTCTTTAGCATTGTCTAGGGTTATGAATCTAGCAATATAAGGAAGGTCCTTAGTGCCTTCATAAGCCCATGTGAGGTCACTGTAGAATATGATTATCTTGCAGGTAGGAGTCATATACTTATTCCATCTAGAATAGTAATGCTTAGATATTTTATACTCTCCAGCAGTGAGAGTACATCCTAGAACATCTGCAATATATTCGCAGTTAGATGGCGTTGAGATAAGAAGGTCAAAGGGTAAGTAGTCAGCATATCCATTTACATCTTCTACTTTATTGCCGTTGCATCTAAGAATAGCAGACACTTTAGCTTCTATCATCTTATGGGATAGTAGGCGTTTAATGAAGTCTACGGTATCATCATAATTAGGCTCAATGCCTGGATACTTGTCTGCATACTTCTCATTATCAAGTCTACTTCGTATGCGCTCCATTCTGCTTTCAGTGCTTTCCATATCTGCTCCTGTGAGTGAATAATAATAATAATGTATTGATTATCAATATAGGCGATTTCATTTTATACATTTACTCCAAGTGATTCAGCAATTCAGAACCTCGAAGTTCAACTTCATCTTCAGGAATAGTAGGCACACGGCGAGTCAGGATTTGTGGATGAAGAGTAGACCTGTCCCATCGGAGCTTGATATAGTCAGGAAGGATGGTCTCTGCATTACGAGGGTGCTTAGTGAACTCCATGTCAACGGTAGTTTTAGTTTTGTCCGCAGTATTTAAGTTCATCTGAATGACTGTATCAAACCACCAGGAGAGTTCCTTGACACCAAAGGATTCATCAGAGCCATGACGGACTTCATTACCATCAGCATCAGTACCAGCCTTACGAGGATGATGGATAACTACCAGAGCCAGTTGACGCTGATAACCAGTATGTCTGTCCTTTTCATTGTAGTCGTATAGCATAAGGTCAAAGTTCTCAAGTAAGATATTTACATCATTAGCTTTAGTAAGGTCATGGTGAAACATCTTGTATAGTGGGTCAATAATGATTAGGACAGGAAGGGAAGGGTAGTTAGTTATCATACTATCTATGTTGTTGCGAAGAGAGGATATGCCCGCCTGCTCATCAAGGTGGAGGATGTCTATGTAGCGTAAGACAACATTAGGAGGATAGGCTAGAGAGTCGGCTCTTTGAGCTTCTGCTGGCGCATCACCAGGCTTAGCAAGGTAGATTGCTTTCGTTCCTTCACAATACTTTTCAACTCTGTTCTTAGCAGCAACCCTACCACCTTCAGCTAGGAGATAGATAACATTACAGGGAGAGGTCTTGAAGCCTAGCCACCTGCGACCAGTAGATGCTGCGTAGGCAAGATGGAGGGCAGAGGCTGACTTCCAACTTCCTTCGTTGCCAAAGATTTCAACCTTCCCGCCTACGTTTAGAATACCATCCCAGATGATACGCTGAGTAGGAGGAGGCTTCCATTCTGCCCAGTCTTGAACTGTAAAAAGGTCCTTGTCTTCACGGTGGATGTCAGATGGCAAAGGAGGCTCCTTTATTGCACGAATCTTTTGATTGTCTTCATCAGTTTGACTTCGCTACTACCTTCGGTTGGAGCAGTATGTTCACACAAGTACCGAAGTGCTGCATAAAGGACAGACATTTCCTCCTTAGTAAAGTTAATATCTGGCACTTGAGATACGGCATGGATGGCGGAGTGGATAGAGTATAGTTCCTTCTGTGCTATCTCTCCCATCATTAGTTCAGAATCCATTGGCAGTTCAATTACTGCACATCTGGTGGCTTGTGATAGACCTACAATAAGGTTAGGATTAAGATGGGTACTTCTTGGATGCTTGATAACTATAAGGTTAGGTTCTCTGATGAGTGGTTGACCTGCGGGACTGATTAAGTCTTTTGCGCTAGCCATGACTAAGGCTCCTTTCGTGTTGAGGGTTCTTATTATATTATAACATAATGCGGTACTGATGTCAACCTTCGCAACCTGGCAGGTATGGCTTATTCATAGCATCTTCTTCCTGCTGTTGCACCCATTCTGCAAACTCTCGTGCTTCATCTTCTGCTTCCGATTCGGCAATCATCTGAGCTTCTTGTGCTGCATCGTGGGCTGCATCTATTCGGGCAGATTCTCGGTCAGTCCACTCGGCTATCGCATGTTGCCAGACCTCCATCTGAATGTTCTCAGGCAAGTCATAATAGTCTTTATTGTAGCGTTCTTGAGAAAGTTCCTCTGCTCGGTTTGAAATCCAGTCCTCATAATCTGCTATCATACATAGTTCCCCCTAGAAGTGTGATTCAGGAAACTCCTCTTGCATATGCTTCTTGTCCATATAGATGCCAACTCGTTTCCTCCACTTACTAATAGTACTTCTGTCAACCTCATTGTTGAGGAAGCGGACTACATCATCAAGGCTTCCGTCAAAGAGGATTACATCCAGTTTGATATGGTACTTATACTCCAGCTTCTTCATTCTATCAGTTTTGGGAAAGGAGTCAGGCTGCTCATCTACAGTTTGCAGATGCTTAGTCCGCTTGGCAGGCTTAACACCCCGATGCTTAAGTACCTGACGGCGAAGTTGTGCTATCGGTGTCCGTTGCTCTGGCATAGGAGTCTCCTATTCTATCTAGTTCTTCACAACCAGCTAACATCAGAGCCGTTAGTTCTGACTTTGCAATACGGCATATGCGAGTGTGCCTTCGGCTAAGAAGATGAATATCCACAAGGATACTAGCATCATACCTCTTAGGCTTATGAGGACGGATGAGTAACCGTAGCCTTTGCCATAAGGAGTCACGGAACTCTATCTGGTCAGGCTGATGGCAAGATGGGCAGGCTATCTCAGGAATCACATCACCTGGTAGGAGAGGGTTAGAGCAATAGCCTACCTCAAGGTCACGGAATCTTCCGTTCCAGTGGCAGTGATGGCAACTGACCTGAATGTTGCCTGCTGGTACTTTGTTCTTGTTAGACATATGATTCTCCTTTCAGCTACTAGGATAATGTTCAGACTTATTCCGACTTTTATTGTGCGTTCTTTTCTCCTTTATATAGTTGATGTATATACTCTAGCTTTTCAGCATCTGACTGCTCATCAAGGAAGTCCTTATAATCTTCAATTATGCTCCATGTAGTAGGAGTGCGACAGGTTAAGCACCATAACCAACCTCCTCTAGCCCAGACGCAGGATATTGCACCACAATGAGGACAAGGCTGGTAGTTACGATGCCAGTCAAGATGCCCTGACTCAATTCGTGCAGTCATTTCCTCCTCATCTGGCTCATCTTCACATAAACCGAAGATTAGATTGCCTTTTTCAGTATAGTGTTTGTTAGTAGCCACTAATCTTGCTCCTTATTTATGTTATCCTTCGTGTGATGTGACTTATGGCAGATACGATGGACGAGTACACGGTTCTCCAACTTCATATTCATGTGGTCTCCATCTATGTGATGCTCGGTAAGGTTATCAGTACCACGAGGAGGCAGAGCATCATCATAGATAAACGGCTCTTTGCACATATAGCAGTTAGGCTGATACTTTTCTATCATTGCCCAGAGGAAGTACTTCAGCCTTGCTTTCTCATTGGAGAGATTAGTCCTCCGATGAATTACCTTTTTGGTCACTGTTCAGCCTCCATATTCATTATACCATCTACTGTTGCGAATGTCAATAGCCAGTAAGCTAGGACTGAGACATACTGTCTAGATTAGTACGGAGAGCAAGTTTATCGTCATGCTTCTGTTGTTGTCTGATAATACTAATGCACTTATCCACTTGAGCAATCTTGTGAGTCAGACGCTTGTAAGGATTACTGCCCCGCAGACGAATGAGTCGCTGATTTACCAGTTTCTTACGCTCGGCGAGCAGTTCCGCCATTGTCATCTTTGCAAAAGTCATTTACCACCTCCCGAAATTGAGCCTTCATAAAATCAGGTTACAGTTGCAATAAGCTAGTTAAGGAACAGTTGGGCAACTAATTCCAAAGGACGCTGGTTCTCATAATAGTCCCAGTCGAGTCCTTCCACTCCGTTCAACACTATATAGCTTGCAAGAATAAGATTCTGCAAGTTATCTATATCTTCCATTATACCTCCTCAATGTCCCACCATGCAAGGAAGAACAGTCCTATTACTGCTAGTATTGAGACAATAAACTGTAACATACTCTATTCCTCCATAAATGCTATGATGTCTGCCACCTGGTCATTAGTTATGCTACCATCTCTGCGTATGATGTCCTGCTCAATGGACATGAACTGCTTGTGGTCTTTGCCATGAAGCAGCCCACCACAACGGCAAGTACAGCGTGGATGTTCTGCTAACGTGCAGGAGTCAGACTGATGCAGAGTCAAGGCTCGCTTAAACTGTTTCATATGTTCTCACCTCCATTCATTGTACTGATTATATTATACCATCTTTTGTTGCCATTGTCAACCCACCAGTAGCCAGCATTACTTATTCTTTTTCAATCTTGATGTAGATTATTCCATCAGTACAGTGTAGATGCCCACCTTCAAACGCACCTACACTTTCAGTAGTGTCGAAGCCTAATCTACGTAGCGCTTCTAATGCTTCTTTAATAGTCATATACTCCTTTCTACATTAGCCATATTACTATTGCTATCCATACTGCTAGACCTAAGGCGGTGTAGATAGCTACTAGCGTTAGGATAGCCTTGAGTTGAACTTTATCCATACTTATCGCTACTATCCTCACACTTCTTTTAGCCAGCCTGCCTTGACAGCATCCGCCACTTCACATGCTCTTGAGTTTGGCATATCTTCCTGATACTCACCGCACAAAGGACAATGCTTAACTGACTTCGGGTGAATATAATACTGCTCGCACTCGCAGTCCCAATATTCAGAGGCTAGTGTTAAGTCCCCGACTACTTCAAGTTTCATGTTTCACCTACCTTTTATATTATTTTAGCTTAGCTACTTTACCATCATTAGCATTCTGGCTAGACGCTTGTGTCCTGCCTTAAGATACCAGCGTCTCCACCAGTCAGCTAACTGCGCCACAGTGCCCTCTCCACCGAGGATGATAAGTTCCTTACTTGCATCCTCCGCATAGGAGTCCATCTGTTCTGGAGTTAGTTGTTCTGCCATATCATCTCCTTTATAGGTCATATTTTGATTCAAACTCGCAGGTAGGCTCTGCGTTAGCGGGTATCTCTATATCATCGTTATCTACGAATGTTAGAACTCTCCCATTCTCATCTTTCAGAGCCGATATTGTGTAGTGCGGATTGTCATCTTGTTTTATCTCATACTCGTACAACTTATAATGCATGGCATATTACCTCCCTTCCTGCTTATATTTATAGTTCACTACCATAAAGTATATCGGGAAGCCAGTCCGCTTCACTCCAACGCACACCCAGCTTAGGAAGAGTTCAATCTCCCTATCGGAGTATGTAACGTTGAAGTTACTTCCCCCTATTCTCCACCCGAACTGTGTCTTTCGTAACATTATGCTTACCTCCATTCCTATTTAATTATACCACACAGTACAGCCAGTTGTCAACCACCTGTTGCGCTTGTCAACCCTGCAACCGTCCAAAGCGGTACTGCTACGTGTGGATTGTTGGCTGGTTGAACTGTCCTGAAATGCGCTGAACAACAGAAAAGCGAGACAGCTTGTTACTGAACTGCCTCGCCTTTACTGCCCCCTGATAACTGCCACCCTGATTGTGAAGTTTAGGTTATGTACCCGCCTTTCTTGAGTAGGGCTTCTCTGATTCCGTACCGCCAGTTTTTGTCCGTGTTGGAGTCGTACGCTTCTTTGAAGCTTTTGCCGTCCTTGAAAGGCTCGTTGCCCAACTTTTCCATGAGTTCGTCTGTGGTGACGGTAAACTTCTTGCCTCCACCACCTCCGCCTGTTCTGGTTGCTCTTGCCTGTGTCTTGAGCAAGCGGACTGTTACGAGCTTCTCGCCAAAGTCATTCACATACCAGATACCGTCTGCGTCATCCAGTTCTCCAGCCTCCACCATCTTTTTCAGGGCGTTCTGGATTGCTGACTTGACTTTTTCCGTCTTGCCTTCAAGGACTTTCTGCTTGGCGGCGAGTTCGGCGGCTTCCTTTTCTTTCTGGAATTTCACCAGTTCGGCTGACACTTTGGATACCAGCTTGAAGTCCTTTGACTTCAGAGCTTTATCCATCTCCGCCATGAGTTCAGCTTCGGTCTTGGGTTTCTCGGGTGTAGCTACTGTTCCTTTGTTTTCTGCCATTCGGCACCTCCATTTATTTGCTAGGGTGTCTTATCACCCTGCCTTACATTTTACCATGACAGGGTGGCAGATGTCAAGGGCAGTTGCTGTTTGAGTTCAGCTTGTCTTGTTGGTGGACTGCTGGCAGGCGCTTAGCGCCTACCACTTCTGTTACGTGTAGCTTATGAGCAAGATGTTAACAAATGCTCCCCACTCACCAGCCTGCTTTTCTAGCATTTGCTTTAGCTCATAAGTGGCATCTTCATCTGGCTCAAGCTCCACCCGCCACTTTTCTCCATGAGGCATATCAATGATGATATACCTCTTGTCTGCTGGGGCGATTGCCTCGCTGTGCCCGAAGTCGGTTCTCCGTTCGCTAAAATTTTTCATATTAGCACCTCCCAGCAGTCCACCGTGCCTATTCAGTTGTCAATCGGACAGGTTCTGCCATACGATACATTCTCCTCAATGCTCAACCGTATATGCCAGTCCTACCATGCGGGGAGAACACCCGCTATCGGTATGTCATGCTGTAACCTCCATAATTGATTCTACCTCCATCATACCAGAACGTGTTGCCATTGTCAATGGTACAATGGTACTAGTACCAAGGTCCTAGAACAAACGTTCTAATTATGCTAATGGGAGAGCATTAGCACATATGTTCATATTGTTCTGGCATTGCATAAATGCGTACATGCGGAGTTGCGCAATTGCGGACTAGCACATCTGTTCTACATCGGGAGGTTTACATAATCCAGAACACCCCCGCTGGAGTAGCTTGACATAAAAAGAATGGGGGTACGGTCATGGGAGTTTTATACGCTATTTTACTCTCTATGACTGTGCGGAGAATTTCAATTTTATAAATCTGAAACTGGCTACTTGGAGATGAATAGGAATAATACCCCTATGCTAATGAGTCCTAGCGTTACTACCAGGGGAGGTCCTACAATAAGAAGGAATAACGCCCAGTCAAATGGTTCTTCTTTAGATATGATGCCTCCATTAGGAGAATTCTATTTTTGAAAATCTGATTCTGGAAAAGTCCTTACTTTGGGTAGAGGACCTGTAGGATAACCCGCAAACTCATCAAGGATTATTGTATCAATCGAGTTACCAGCTTTACTTGGAGTATACGAGGGACATTGAGGTCTGGAAGAGAGGCATCGAACTCCAGGTTGAAGATGATACTGCTCTGATTTGCAGGCAGGACGGAAGTTCGGGTGCTCGGTAGTTGCGTAGAATAAGCAGAACTCAATCATATCAATACCTCCAGAAATGGTCTAACAGCCAGTTCCAAGCCTTAATAATCCAGTTGATGAGTTTCATATTATCTTTTACTCCTCCGTCTCATAATATGTAATAGCATTACCACAGTTGCTGCATACGATAGCTCTGTTCCAGTGGTCTAATTGATATACTCTCATCTTCACCTGAAAAGCTGCCTTTACCCAATAGCTGCCTGGAGTAAATTGCGGTAGTGTAGGCATTTCTAATGGTTCGTCTTTCCTATACTCCACTGACGATGCTCCTATACAGTGGCATAATGGGCAGTTAAACTCCACAATTTTTTCATTCATAGCATTTCCTCCTCTATAACTTCTACATCGTACGGGTACTCCCTATCCATAATGATAGATGCGAGTGCCAGATGAAATATATCATTGTCCTGCACAGCCTTGCGCAAGTAGTAAATATCCTGTATCTTAGCCATGATTCTCTTTGCAGCAGGACGTAAGTCTAGCGTCTTCTGATAACCTAAGTCGTGTCCGTAGATTGCTATGTTTCTGCTTAGGTCTGCACAACCACCAAAGTCACTAGGCAGCCAAATTACTCTATGACAGAACTTGCACTCGAACAATGAGCCTTCATTAACTTTAACTTCACCGACCCAGTGGTGTGCTTTACTGACTGAGGAGTCCTCACACCTTGCATCAATCCATTTTATTCCCAACTCGGTGGCACTCCTCCTAGAGGTTCTATCTCCTGCTTTAGCTTTTCTATTTGCTCTCCTAAATGAATTATTCTGCTCAAGTCTATTGGCTCTATGTTCATCTCTGCTCTTAGCCTTTGCGCTACTCTTCCTCTCCTTAACATAACCAGACGTCTCTGCTCTCGAACATCCTTTGGGAGGACTAGCCTCCTCCTCCCCCGATGCTCTACATAAGGAGTCTTTTCCAAACGTTCCAATCCCTGAATTATGTAACAACTCTGACTGTCTGAGTCTCTCTTTGCGTGCCAATGCAGAGTCTTTGTCCATTGTCTTCCTCCAATATTACCAGCTACTATACTTTTCCAAATTTTACCAAATACGCAAGGTGAGCCGACTGTTATCATTTCTCCACAGTAGCAACACTTGCTAGTCTTATTTGCCCGACTTATCCAGATTTCTATTTCAGCCACCTATGAACAGTCCTAATGCTTACATTTTTTGCTTCTGCAATTTTCTGAATACTATATCCTATTTTCCGTAAATCTGTGGCTTTCTTAACTTTAGCACTACGCTTAGCAGTAGTTTTTCCTCTCTGAGTTTCCAGCTCACACCAAGGATAAGGACAACTCTCTAGGCAGAAGTTAATACCATCCTGAGAGTCAGGCAATTTAATGCGTGCTGCCTTCATAGCAGAGCAAGGCTTTGTGCCAGTACTATGAACTATTTTTCCGTGTGAGGAAGATTTAGCACCAACAAAATGTCCTGGCAGATTGACCATTAGCTCCCTCTTTTTCACCATAACCTATTATACCATGAAGTAATGGCAGATGTCAATAGCCTGGATGTACTTTGTATAAAAAATAACAATGAGATAATAAAATATACCTTGACACGGCGGGTCGGATGTGCTATACTGAAAGTGTAGGGTATTGAATAAGTCTGAAACGATTGAGTGCAGGAGGACAGGATGGCAGAAACAGATATAACTAACATAGATATAGTTGATAATCATCCAGATGGAACTCCTGAACTCTCAATAGCAAGTGCTCTGATACCTTGGGGGAGAGATGACGAGAGGGCACTGTACCTTGGTTGCAGAGCATCAGGAATGTCAGTAAGAGAATCTCTCAATTGGATTAAGCGCTCTAAGCCTTGGCTATCACTCCAACGCCACGACCCGAAGTTTGTTGACCTGGAAACCAGAATCCCTGAGTTCCGCCGAGACCTGGCGAAAGAGTATGTTGAGCTAGAGACATATAGGAATTATAGGTTTGTTCTGGAGAGAGATAGACAGGTACTGGAAAAAGCTGTTAAGGGAGCAGAACCTCTGACAAGAAATGAGCAGGAATATCTTATTAAGCTTAGAACTATGTATACTCCTGCCCAACTGCAAATCCTTGAGTCTATGGTCAAGGGTGGACAGAATGGATTCAACTTCACTGACTTTGTTATGAGTCACCCTGATATTCTCCAGCTTGAGAGGAAAGAGACAATTACAATGGCTAGGAGAATAGATGGGGAGCTATAGGCTAAGGACAGCGGTTAGGGCAAAGAAAGCTACTCCCCTACGCTATCCTTCAGGACAGAGGGGCAGAGTATCCACCGCTAAACATAACGCATCAGTAAGAAATATTAGTAAGGCTCATATAACTAGATTCAGAAGCCACGAACCGAGAAGTCCAGGGAGAGTTAGACCAGCTAGAAGGAGATAACTATGGAGTCAGCAGTACTTGAGGCTTTGGTAACTGGTGGACCTGTGGCGGTTCTTGCAGGAATTATCTTCATCATGTATGTTAGGCATAGGAATAACTCAGAGAAGTGCCAGCGTGATGACAGAGTATTCATGGAGGATAGGCTAACAAAGATAATTGAGAGCGAACAGAGAACAAGAGAAGATAATACAAAGGCTATAACGGAACTGAATGTTCTTCTCAAAACTTTGAATGGCAGAAGTAAAGGGTAATATGGCAGTAGTGCAGATTTCGCAAGAAGAAGCCATGAGGCGGTTGTTCTCAAACCGCAAACTTACTCTTGAGACACTGCTAGAGATTGAGGATAAGAGCAGGCAACTTGTGCCTATGAAGCTCAATCCTATCCAGGCGGATGTGATTGACACCTCCACATGGAGAGACATCTATGTTAAGCCTGGGCAGATAGGATTTACTTCAGTTGTCGGCGGAGACTTCCTCATCGACAATGTTACTATAAATGGCACTGTGTCAGTCATTATCAGCTATGATGAGTTCTCGGCGCAGAGGCTTCTGCTCAAAGCTAAGAAGTATCATCAATCCTTGCAGAGGAAGATTCCTTCCATTCCTGACCTAGACCACAAGTCAAGCACTGAACTTAGCTTTGTTAATAAGGAGAGAGGATTCTACTCTACATTCTACATCTTCTCCGCCCGAGGTTATGTACTCGGCAGAGGTGAGACAATTCACAATCTGCTATGTGATGAGTATGCGTTCTGGCCTCCTGGCACTCATGAGCAAGTATTTGCCTCGGCGGTGCAGAGAGTACCCCTGAAGGCAGGAACAAAAATCCGTATTGGGTCTACGGCTAATGGAGAAGAGAATCCCTTTTGCGAGATGTATAAGGCAGCGAGAGAAGGCTATGCCATAGGTTCTGGACTTAGCCGTTCAGTCTACAAGCCTCACTTCTATCCTTGGTTCATTCATCCAGAATATGTAATGTACCCTGATGATACTTTTGTGCTAGATGGAGATGAGGCAGAACCGCTGAAGAATATGTCTGATGTAGAAGTCCAACTAATGAAAAAACTTACCGAAGTATTTGACTTTGAGCCTCAGTTGGCTATGGCTAAACTCCGCTGGAGAAGATACAAGCAAGCCGAGATGAGGTCACTACATAGGTCTGGGCAGACGGTATTTATCTTCAATCAGGAGTATCCTGAGGATGATGAGAGTTGTTTTCTTACCGCAGGTAACCAAGCCTACTCAACTGATATAATAGAGCAGAAGGTGAGGACTTGCTACCCTGCACCGATTGTCCATGCCTTCACGAATAAGAAAACTGGAGCGTCTGCGGAGGCACAGATTTGGGAAGATGCGCAAGTTGGGCTGCCTTATCTGATAGGTATTGACCCAGGCAAGGGCAAGCAGTCCGAATCAGTTGCTCATGTGTGGCACTTTGAGGAGGGTTATCAGGATAAGGAAGGCAAGGACATTCCTCCAGTACTTAAGCATGTAGCAACACTGTCAGGCTGGTATGACGAGTGGGAGATGGCAGAGTATGTTAAATCACTTGGCTACCACTTTAATACGGCGGTACTCTGTCCTGAAGACAATCTTGATATTGTGTCTCACCTGCGTGATTATCCTGCGCTTTATTATCGGGAGGATATGCGCACAGGCAAGGGCATCAGGGCAATCGGTTGGCAGACTAATACTTCCACCAAGCCTTACATGCTGACTGAACTTAACCGCCACATGGAGGACGTTGAGTGCCATGACCAGAGATTCTGGTCTCAGTGCAAGAACATCCGCAGGGATGCTTCTATGAAATACGGAATCTCTGTAGTTGGAGCTGACGACCACCATGACGCAGGCGCAATAGCAGTGTGTTGCCGAGGAGTGCAAGCAGTACAGGTTGGTTATGCAGGGAATACAGGAGACTCAGGTGGCTGGAATGATACTTGGGGCAAGTAGGAGGTTATAATGCTAGTTAAGAATAGCGCAAAAGAAGTAATCGCCAAGTGTAATGAGTTGCAGCAGTTCTGGGCGCCTCGTAATGCCAAGATGCAGCAGTGGTACAGGCTTATCCAGATGGTAGATGACCTGAAAACCGAGAAAATGGAGTCATTCGTTGGCAATGACCCGAGGAGTATATTTAACTTAGTTCTCCATATGCTTGACTGTACTGTACCGCATAGACTGGCAAATCCTGACCTGCTAGGCATGGAGGCTGCAACGGCTTCTGCTGAGATAACCAGATTCTACGACACTGCCTGGCTAGATGTTGAGACTGAGTTTAGACGTACAGGTCCGAGACAGAGCTTTAAGCGGAGTCTGATAGGTCTGCTCCTTGCTACAGGCTGGTATAGCCTATTTACTATTGTAGCAGATGATGGAAGCAAGGTCTTTGCTGACCTCTGGAATCCTGCACAAGTCTTTCCTATGTGGGATATGGAGATGGGACTGTCCGAGTGTGCACATGTTTACCCTTGTTCTGACCGTAGGGCAAAGAGTATGCAGCAAAGAAATGGCTGGCAAGACTTAGGCGCACTGCATGGAGACCAGACTGTGCATGATTACTGGTGGGTAGAGATTGATATGGCATTTCCTTTCTCCACTAGAGTATGGAACGCTGTAGTTGTAGCAGGCAAGCTTGTAAAGTATGAGCCTACACGATTCAAGAGGATTCCGATTTATGTTGCACCTATAGGTGGACTGCCTGATACTGGAGCTTTGTCTGAAGGAGTATCCCTGTCTACATCCTCTTACAATGCAGGTAGCATGACTAAAGGGGACAGGTGGAAGGAAGAAATAGGACAGAGCCTTATAGCTACTAACGAGAATATCTACAAGGCTTGGAATAAGTGGTGGACATTCAGTCTGCAACTACTGCGGGATACTGCTCAACCGAGAATATTTGAGAGGAGTAGAAGTGGCAAGGCAATAGTCAAGCCTGAAGATGTATTCAGAAGAGGCGCTATCTTCCGAGGCGGAGCAGATGATGCAGTTGAGTTCATCGGTGCGCCTCCAATGCCTCTGGAACTTCGCTCGACTCAACTTGACCTTGAAGCTATGATGCAAAGAGGAGGAGTCAGTTGGGCTATGTATGGTAATGTAACTGGAGAGCTAACCAGTTATGTTATGAGCCAGATATCTGCCTCTGCCAATCAGGTAATGAAACCTTACCAGCAGGCATTGCAGAACCTCTTTGCTGATGTTGATAATGACTGGCTGGAGGACATCCGAACTCGAGGTGTCAGACCGTACAACTGGGAGATTCCTAAGGCAGTACCTGATGATGCCAAGATTACCGCTAAGTTTGAAGTTGAAATACCTGGAGATTTAATTCAGCGGGCAACTGCTGCTAGAATGATTGACCCGAACTTTGCTCTCAGCTATACCTACGTGGTGAGCAAGCTATTTCCAGAGATTAAGAATCCATTACAGGAGAGAGCACTGAGACTGGCTGATATGGCTGAGTTGTCGCTTGAGAACGCTACAATAGCTAAGATAAGATATTATCGCAAGCAGGCTGCATTTATGGCTAAGACTGATGCAGATGCAGCAAGACTGTATGACTTAGCAGCAGAAGCAGCAGAAGCTATGCTTAATCCTATTGCTGCAAAGAAGACAACAGAAGAACGTCAACCGCCTGGTACTGGTAATAGGGCTGAGAATACTCCACAACAGCCAGCAGACCAGATGCCGATGTAGGAGGACATTATGCCTTTAGAGGATATTGCACCAAAGGTTAAGAAGCCTACTGTTTCCTTTGGCTTAGGGCAGGAAGAGCCGAAGAAGGAAGAGACTACAACTCCGACTGATGCTACAAAGTTGCCTGAGACTGTTCAGCCTACCGAATACTTTGAAGGGTATAAATGGCAACTGGAAAGATGGTCTTTGCGTGCTGCTGACTGGAATGCTATTGTTACGAAGGCTTATAAAGACATAGAAGTTCTTACAGGTGCTATTAGGAATCCTCTGACTCTGTGGTTCAGGAGAAGCCAGTACCAGCGGAACTTAAAGCAGCGCCAGGCAGACCTTGATGCTGCTCTACAACAGCTAGCAGGCATGGAGTGGAGGCTTCAGGTTCTGCACACTTTGCCAGCATACTTTGCAAGCACTAAATTTACTATAAATAATCTAGATGATGTGATGAATCTCATTCCTAATGAGTTAGCCAGTGACATTGACATGGACTGGTTGCAGGATACTTATGACCGAATGAGCTATCTAAACAATAAACTACCAGAGGAATATGAAGGCTCGGTGTCTGAAAGCCAAGAGATGATTCTTAATGAGATATTAAAAGAGCCTAAGCTAGAGACTAAGTCTCTGCATAATCTAACGGTAGACGAGTTGGCTAAGTACTTTACTCCAATGGCTGCGGAACTGCCAGAGAGTATGACAATAGAGCAGGTACGTAGCGTCTTGTCTCGTGTTGAACTTGACTCTGAAGCGGATATAGAGCTATCTGCTTGGCTTATTGGTAGAGCTAGAGATTGGGCAGTAGAGACTGATAGGCTTAATCTTATCAAGGCAGGCATTACTGAGACTGCTGATATTGATTTGACTCCAAGCGAGTTCTTCAACGCCCTGCTTGTTCAACCTTTCATGGCAACAACTGAACTGTTGGATAAGTACTTTAGTCTAGTTGCTAGACCTTTAGCTGGCGCTGCTGTCATAGGATTTCATAGACTATTCAACACTCCTGAAGATACAATGGCTGCCGAGATGTCCCGAAAGTATGATGCCTACCGAGAGAGTGGCGAAAACGCTTGGAATTCCTTATCCTTAGCAGTTAGTGAGACCGAGATGCCTTGGTATACTCGGATGCTTATCGAAGGAGCCTTTGACCCAACTACATACATAGGTATAGGTATAGCTCCTGCTCTTGCAACTAAAGCGGGAACAATGCTTACCAAGATAGGTGTAAGAGGACTAGGAACAAGAATTGGACCTTTTGTAGCATCAGTCGAGAATGGCTATGTTCGAGGAGCAGATGCTCTGTTCCGAGCAGGAGTAGAACTGGTAGTATCTCCTATTAAGGGCAGCTTCTGGCTTGCGGGTG